TATTTAAAACCCTTTAAAAGGTTTTGAAACTGTGTTGCCATGCCCTGCAACTGATTGTACTGTTGCTGGCTCATTTGCCCGCTATTTAGCAGGTTTTGCACTTCCTGCTTCGGGTCCCCCTGAAACTGCTGCCTGAACTGCTGAAACTGCTGTATCATCTGCATTGGATTGTTCATTCAATACCCTCCTTCTTAACGTCTCCATTTGCCTTTCTAAGGCGTTTAAACGTTCCTCGTAGTTAATTGGTTGGCTAGACTGAGAAAGCTCCGTTGTGGGTGAATCTGTGCCTTTACGCTTATACTCAAACACCTCTAAAAATGGTCTGCCTGTCTGGTCTGCTCTTTTTTCGTAAAAAATCGGTGCCTGACTGTCCCACAAACGGACAAAAGAGTTTGGTGCCACTAAATATGCCTCCGCCGCACCCTGCCCCTGCACCCAAATCCGCTCATCGGGATTGGATTGCTGTTGCATTTGTTGAGGTGGTGTCTGTTGTTGCTTTAGTCGATTTAACTGGTCGAGATAATCCGGTTGTGGATATTGCGGATACTGTGGATATTGTTGTGGATATTGTGGATAACCGAACATTTATTTTCCTCCTTCCCTCCAGTAATATATTGGTGTCATTGCTCCACTGTCCCACGTATCGTAGTAATTGCCGTCAATTACCGCTATAACGTGCCCTGACAGTGCTAAAATATAAGTCCCTTCTGGGTGGTTGTTTGCAAATTCCGAGACGGTACAGGTCATGTATTCGTCCGGAATTATATAACGGCTAAATCCATTATCTTTGAGGTATGCGCCCCACACTGCGTTAGCCGAGGGCATATCTGACAATATCAAACCGTACAGCGCAAGCTGCATATATGTTTCTTCCCACGTCTGACCCATAGCCTTTGAGATAGCGCGCACGGTGCAATCCCCCACTTTTGCCGCCGCTGGATTAGGATTCCAATATTGATACATCTTTTTTCGCCCTCCTTATAGTTTTATTATCTCAAAAAAATAAGCGTGTCACCACGAAGGCAACGCGCTTATTTCTCGCATAATTTTTAAATCATCTTTAGTTTTCTTAAAGGCTGTTTATGTATGGGATCGTGCCGGGAACTAACAAAATTTTTTCCACGGCGCAACTCCACAGCCCCTGTAATCCTCTCGTGCTTATATTCATTTTCTCGGCGGCTTGCTCCTGCGTTAATCCGTCAAAAAGCAAGTACTGTACAGTTTCGCGTTCCCGCAAGGTTAAACGGGCACATGACAAGGCGTAGTCAATAAATTGTTTATCGCCTAATCTCCAGAGTTTTTTTATCAAACTTCTGTTCACTGCATCACCTCAAACACGCAAAAATTACGTAAATTTATTTCATTTTGTCCAGTCCCAAAATTGCTCTAACTTTGTCTGGCAATAAATCTGGGTTGATTTTGCCGATGTTTTCCACGATGGAACCAAGCTCCATCAGAATGATGTAGACGCACACGCCTGCGGCAATAGGCACCTGAAATCCTAAGTCTACATATTTCTGGGCGTAGTCAATAAGATACGCAAGAACCACAAGCATAATAGAACCAAATTTATGGTACAATCCTTTCCTCATTTCTGAGGATTTCCACTCATGGTTAGCGCAGGCAGCTACTCCGCCACTAGCCAAGTCAAAAACTACAAAAATACACGTCATTAAGGGCAACATAATATCACTCATCTCCATTCCTCCTATTTCACAATTACTATTCCTCTGTACTTTTCATTTTTACATCTTCTTTTGTTCTCTTTTTCGACTGTTGTTACGTTCTTTTTCCCGTCCGAGAATCTCCATACCCTGCCCGTCTTGCTGTCTTTGAGCAAAACGACTGTGTGAATGGGTGAACCCTCTTCGAACAAAATCATATGTCCCTTTTTCAAATGTGCCTCGATTTTGTCATTACTCATACCTTTGTGATATACTGCCGGCTTTCCAGGGCAGATCTGGTTGATTCCCTTTACGATTTCTGTCAGCGGATATTTGGCGCCACATTTTAATTTTCTTCTGGCGTACTGTAAACACTGCTGCATATTTTTTTTGATACCCTTATAGCGCAAAGCCATATAAAAAGCTACCAGACTACAGCCGTGCGTGCGAATAAATGAGGATTTAAAGTTATACTGGCTTGGTACCGGGATTTTTCGTCCATTATCCAGTATGATTCTCCATGGATATTTCTTCTTACTGTTCTTGTTTTTATTTGCTACTATTCTCACTGCCTCACCCCACATTTACTCAGTCACAAGTTCTTCGTGCCCGGACTCAATCAGTATTTTTCTGACTTCGCTTTTTAACAGCCTTGGCACTTCATCAAAAGTCTTTTTGCTATCAATAATTCTCTTGGCGTACAATTTTGCTATCACTCTTTCATCTCCCTATGCATAAATTATATCGGATAGCTCCAGCAAGCAATCTGTGAGCATCTCATTTTGTTTTGTAAGCTCTTCTATTTTTTTATTCAGTTCTGGTATAGATGGTGTGTCATCGTTAAATATGTATTCCGGTTCTTCCCGGTCAACATTTTTAACGATTTCATATTTTCCTTCTTCATTTGCCTCTATATGACATGTACCGTTTTCATTACACCACTGTGCAGCTTTTGGAGGGTATAAACCGTCAAATACATATCCAATATAATATTCTTCCATAATTACACTCCTAACACATATCTTAATACAAAACCTTGATTATTAACGCCTATTCCATTTTGAGCGTTGTTGGACTGATTTACGTCGGCACCCTGTATAAATGTATCAGCTATATATATATATTTGTTTAATCCGTAATATGGATTGCACATCAACATACCATCGCCCGGTCGCCAGGCAACGTGCTGTTTAGGTACGAAGAACGATGTCCACCACCAATTATCACAAGCTCCATTACTATAGTGACTCCAGACAAATACCGCACCGGTTAACTGTTCCGATATCGGTTGATCGAGTGTAAATTTATGACTACTGTTCATCCAGTATCCTACGCCATTGGCATCCCACAAAATGTTATTTACACCTAATTCACATTTTGCATTTTTAGATATAATTTTTATGGTATTAGCCACAAGTTCCATATATTCACTGCCATATATGTGCATATATTTATAGGCATAAACCTGAACTTTATCACCCATTAATATCGTAAAATCTTTATCGGCATACAACCCGTTTCCTGAGCTCTCGTATAGGTCAGTATATGTTGATCCATTTTTAACCGTCAAAGAAAGTCCTGTGATATCTTTAGCTTTATCATAATACAATTCTAGAGCTGCTTTTCCACCTTTGTGAACATCATTCGGGTCATTTGTTTGTTGTGTAGAAATAACGATGTTATTGTCAGATTTCATTACTGAACCGGACCCATCATAAATTTTATCACCATCAGTATTAATAACTATAATAGGCGCCGTACCAAACCGTACAATCTCATCATTGCCTTTTCGCACAGCCATTCCGTTACTGTCCAATAATGTATTTTGACCTAGGGTATCTCCACGCATATCGCCGACTATTAATCCTGTTCCGTCTTCATATTTCATGAAGTTGGTTGCGGTTTTGGCGGCTTCTTGCTTAGCTTCATTTACAGCTGTCACATCTATACAGCTAATGTTGGCAACATACCATTTTGTTCTTCCGTCATTATTTCGATCTATCTGAAAATATACACATCCCTTACGTTTACCTTCGGGAACAGTAACATCATACACTGCTTTTTCCCAGCCATCGGATATAGCCGACGTATAACGTGGACTGATGTTATACGAATCCCATGAGTGACCGGAAGACATTTCCAAGTACCAAATACTAGCGTGTAATTCCAAGTCTCCAGATATACGCTTTCTATCTACGTAAATTGTATATGTATGATCTGGGAATACTGGAAAGCCAGTTGAATTATTAAAATTATCTGTGGTTTTTATTATATTTACTTTGGATCCATTTGGTGCGGTAACTCCATCTACAAGCGTTGTTATCTGTGGTTTATCAGCGTCAAATAATGGATTTATCCATAAATTGGTGCCATTTAATCCATCTTCACCTTTTTCTCCTTGTGGCCCCTGTGGTCCAGTTGCGCCAATCTGTCCGTTAAGTACTATTCCTGAGCTTGTATAATAAGCGGTTATCACCCGTGTTCCAGATTTTCCAAGGGCAAAAGCTTCATACGCGTTTCCTTTTGCTAAACCTTTCATACCGATAAATACATGAGTGGCTCTAATGCCATTCCATGTATTAGTCATTGCAGAACCGCATTCTAATAATATTTTTCTTGTGCCTGAACTTAGTCCACTTGCATCGGCAGTAAACAAACATATAATCTTTCCAGTTTTGACTGCATTTAATGGTTCTTCTAATAGGTTGCTTAGTTTGTATGTGTCATAGCTTTTTATGCTTTCTACGGTGCTATTAGATGGATTTATAACAGCTAATGTATGACCTCTTCCTAGAGAAAAAGAATATTTTGTTCCGTTTATAATAATATATGACACGGTTGAGCTAAGGTCTGCTAACGTATCATAGTTAGTTCCAGATACAGTAATATACATTGCATTTCTTCCGTCCGCTCCTTGTATTCCTTGTGGACCCCGTGGACCAGTGTCGCCTTGCGGTCCAGTAGCACCTTTTATCAATGTCCACTTGTATTTTGACGGGTCTGTAGAATCATTTGGTGAAAAATCAGTATATTGCCCGATAAACATCTTATTTGCACTGTCGCCAACACTGAAACCGGTTTTACCATCAGAACTATTTGCATATGCTATATGTAAATAGCTGGTCTTACCATCAACTCCAATACCGGGAATACCCTGTTCTCCTTTTGGACCTTGAGCACCTTCAAATCGACTCCAAGTGTATTTCTTAGGGTCTGTAGAATCATCTGGTGAAAAATCAACATATGTACCTATATAGGTGCTCGGTGTTTCGGTTAGCTGGGAACTTGATGTGGGATTAGCGACCGATGAATATTTGATGTGGAAGTAAGATGTTGCTCCTGAAGCACCATCAGCTCCTTTTGGTCCCTGAATTCCCTGCTCTCCTTTCTCACCTTGCAAGCCCTGCAAACCTCTAGGACCAGCATCGCCTTTTTCTCCTTTATCACCTTTTTGTCCTGTGGCACAGAT